TGATGCATTGCGTGTTAAGATAGATGAACAGATATATATTCGTATGGGGGATACAAAAATTAATCCTGCAAGTCCAGAGCAATTATCTTGGTTGATGTATGGTATAAAAGTAAAAGATAAAAAACAATGGGCAAAAATATTTAACTTAGGTATAGATAAACTTACAAAGAAACAAAAACGTAGACCTAAGTTTACCCCTGCACAATTAAAAAAAATATTTGCTAAACATTTAGAACCTGTTTATAAAACAAGAGCAGAACAATGTCCTGTATGTAAAGGTAAAGGTACAGTACAAAAAATAAAAGTAAATGGAGAACCTTGGAGTAAATTAAGTAAATGTTCTGAATGTAAAGGTGAAGGATTTGTTTATACTCCTTTACCAGAGAAGGCAGGATTTTATGCTACTGTAACTTCTGTTATGGATATAGCAGAGGGAGGATTTAAAACTGATAAGATAACTTTAGTTAAGTTAGCTAAAACAGGAGATGAATTTTTTAAACGATTTGTAGAAAAGATTACTCGGTATAATGCATTAGAAACATACCTTAGTACCTTTGTTGATGGGATTAAAAAGTTTACAACNGAGAAAGGTTTTTTGTATCCTAGTTTTATGCAANNTGTAACAGCAACAGGTAGATTATCTAGTCGCAATCCTAACTTTCAAAATCAACCAAGAGGTAGTACCTTTCCTATTCGTAAAGTTATTAGTTCTAGATTTGATGGGGGTAGTATTATGGAAATAGATTATGCCCAATTAGAATTTAGAACTGCTGTCTTTCTTGCTCAAGATAAACAAGGCATGAAAGATATACAAAATGGTGTAGATGTACATCAGTATACAGCAGATATCATTGGCTGTTCTAGACAAGAAGCAAAGCCTCATACATTTAAACCTTTGTATGGAGGTATGTCTGGTACAGAAAATGAAAGAAAATATTATTCAGCTTTCTTAAAAAAATATCCAGATATAAAAGTTTGGCATGAGAAACTGCAAGATGAGGCAATACGAACAAAAGTTGTCACCCTACCTACAGGTAGACAATATGCCTTTCCTAAAGCAGAACGCATGTCATGGGGCGGTTCAAGTTTTTCTACACAGATAAAAAATTATCCTGTGCAGGGATTTGCTACTGCTGATATTGTTCCTTTAGCTTGTATTAACATACAAGAATTACTTGAGGAACATAACACTAAGAGCCTACTTATTAATACTGTTCATGATTCAATTGTTGCAGATGTTTCCCCCGGAGAAGAGAGTTTGGTCGCTTCATGCCTAAACAAAGGATGTTTAGGGGTAATTCAAAGGATGAAAGATATGTATGACATTGATTTTAACGTGCCACTAGATGTGGAATTAAAAGTAGGCTCTAATTGGTTAGATACAAAAGTTTATGCTTGACAATGTTGTCATAAATGTTACTATTGTAATTAAATTAACCAAGGAAGGTAATCTATGGTAAATGACTTAAAAGCATTTGACTCTCTTAGTAAAGAGGAGATAATGAAAATGACTGGCCAAGACGATGGGTCTGTAATAAGTACAGGTACAATCGATAGGCTAATAATAAATAGAGCGGCTGAAGATGATGATGGAAATCAATTATCTGCAGGTGTCTATAGTACTTATGATTCTAGTATAGAATCTAAAGTATATAGTATTAAAGATAAGGCTATACAATTTAGACCTTTTATTAATGCTTTTCAATACATGGAATATGACCCAGATGAAAATAGCTATCCATCTACATCTGTTATTTTTAAATCATGGAAAGATGAACCCATTGATAGTAATGGTGGAGTCCGATGTGGTAAAGTAATAGGTAAAGATAAAGAGCAATTAACTCAAGCAGAATTAGATGCTCAACGTAATATTAAATGTTATCGTTTAGTATATGGTTTAGTTTCTATGGATGCTACAACATCTACAGGAGACCCTACAAAAGTAGAGAATTTACCTGTGTTGTTTAGAGTTACAGGTTCTAACTTTACTCCTATTGGAGAGGCATTTAAAAGTCTTAAAGGTAGAGAAAGCTTAATGCAAAATCATGTATTAAATTTAACTACGAATAGACGTAAGGCAGGTAGTAATGTGTACTATGTGTCAGAAGTAAACATCGATAGCAAAGAGGTTCCCTTTACTAAAAAAGACTTAGAACATATGGATATGTTTAATGCTCTTATTGAAGAAGAGAATACTCGCATCTCAACCAAATGGCAAAAAGCCAATACCCATAAAAAGGAAGATGCGGCATCTGCAAAAGTTATAAATGAACTTGCTGATGACCCAGAGATGGTGCTTCAAGCTTAGTGTCTAGTATTCTAAACAGAGTACAATTATTTTTAACGGAGGCCAATAAGGCCTCTGTTCCTATTTCTAGTACTGTTATAAATGAATTTGGTGAGGCTTGTAAAGATGCATTTATAAAACAATTCGTAGAAGAAAGAGAAACAAAATTTAGACCTCGTATGAGTTCTATTGGTAGACCTTTGTGTCAATTACAAATGGAAAAGAGTGGTGCAGAGGCAGAGACACCTTCTTATAATTCTAAAATGAGATTTATATTTGGGGATTTAATTGAAGCATTGGCTGTTGCTATATTAAAATCTTCTGGTGTTAAAATAGATGAGTTTCAAAAGAAAGTTAAATATGTATTTGGGGAAGATGAAATCAAAGGTACATATGATGTTAAGATTATGGATAAGATATGGGATATAAAAAGTGCATCGCCTTATGCATTTCAATATAAATTTGGAGAGTCTGGAGGTTTTGATGCCTTATTAAAAGATGACCCATTTGGATATGTATCTCAAGGGTATCTATATGCAGGGGCAGATAATAAAGAGTTTGGTGGTTGGATTGCTATCAATAAATCTACAGGCGAATGGTCTGTAGTGGAGACACCAATCAATGATGATGAACATAAGAAAAAAGCTATTGAACAAGCAAAGAAAAATGTTCATGCATTAAATACTAANCAACCATTTAAAAGACAGTTTGAAGATGTAGAAGAGTTTTTTAATCGTAANCCTACAGGNAATAGAGTNCTTGCTAAAGAATGTACATTCTGTGCGTATAAAAAACCATGTTGGGAAAATCTACAATATCTACCACAAAAACAATCTAAAGCTATGAACCCTAAATACTTTTGGTATACGAAAGTAAAGGAAGAAAATGTCAACAGTTCGGAGTAGAAAAGCTAAAGGAAGAAGATTACAAAATTGGACAAGAGATACATTACTATCTATATTTAAAACTCTAGATGATAATGATGTAAGCTGTGCTATAATGGGAGAGACAGGAGAAGATATTAAATTATCTAACCCTGCTAAAAAATTAATACCTTATTCTTTTGAATGTAAAAACAAAGAAACATTTAAAGGTATATATGATATTGTTGCTCAAGCACAAAGTAATTCTAAAGTAACGGATGTGCCAGTTGCTATAATTAAAATGAATAATCAGCAACCATTAGCTATTGTTGACGCTATGCATTTTTTAAAATTGATAGGAAAACAAAATGGATAATGGAGTAAATTCTAAAAATATTATTACGATTTCTGTGTACCCTTCTGAAGAAGGATTTGGTTGTACTCTTGTAGAGCCAACAAAAATACCTTTAACTGCAGACTATAGTGTTGCCTTGACAATAGCACATGGAATGGTTAAGAATGGCACTAGAAAGACCCGATATTATATTTGATGAAGGTGTAGAATCTTTATCTAATCCCATAGACAGTGATACTGTGGTTAGTATTGATGATATGGTAAAAATGAAAAAAGATAGGCTACATTAATGAAAGCACAGATAAAAGAAAACAAGAGTGATAATATTAAAAAGTTACGAGAGAGTGATTTCTCTGTAACTAAATTTTCTAAAGACTTATCCTATGGTAAGAAACATGAAAAGCTTGTGATGAAGTCTATGGAAAACTTTGAATTAAAAACAGATAGAATGGCACATAAAACAGGTAATGTNTATGTNGAGTTTCAATCAAGAGGTAAGGATAGTGGTATTCGTTCTAGTAAATCNGATACATGGATATTTAAAATAGTAAGCACTGGAGATAGACATATGTTCTCCATACATATTCCATTATCAAGATTAAAAAAATTAGTTAGTAAAGATTATAGAGTTGTGCCGGGGGGAGATAATTTAACATCAAAAGGATATCTAGTACCTATAACTGATTTGGTAAAAATATGACAATAGAATTTTGGCAGTGGTGGTTAATATCTATGGTAACAATTAACACAGTAATTAATAGTATTGTATTTGTCGTAGGTCGTAAATTTAAAAAGGAAAAGAAATGATTACGAAAGAATTTTTATCTGAGGCTATCAGATTATCTGGTACAGATAGACAAAAGGATTATGGAGATAAAACTAATAACCATAATAATATAGCTAGGCTATGGTCTGCCTATCTAGATATAAAAATAGAAGCTCATGATGTAGCAATTATGATGGCATTATTAAAAATGGCTCGTACTAAACTGGGTGCAGTTAGTAAAGATACCTATATTGATATGGCGGCATATAGTGCTATTGCAGGAGAAATTAAATTTAAGGAGAAGAAATAATGAATTACATTATTACACAAGAGCAGTTAAACACTGTTATGAAATACATGTTTACCAGACCCTATCAAGAAGTAGCCCAAGGTATAGCAGTATTAAGTAAATTACCCAAACTTGATGATAAAATAAATCCAGATTTTATTAGTGAAGAGGGCAAAAAAAATGACACCAAGAACTAAAGAGGCAATCCTTTTTAGCACTGTGGTGTCAATAAATAATAATGGTAATCTAATTACAAAGCATGAGTCATTACCTACTAAAGAAGTTCTAAAAGAACTTGGTGATGACTACTATGCTCATTTAATATCTGCTATTGTCAATCATTGCAAAGCAGATTCATATCACTTTGATGAAGAGCTACGCAATTTGTTGCGGAGTATTTGACATCAATCCTGTATTCTGGTCTGTTAATGTTCCAAGTGGAGCCATTGTATTGTTAGCTAATGCATCGCTCATAGGTGTAGGAACAGATACATTTTCTGGAGCCATATCTTCAACTGCCATATCTATTTCCTCTGCACTTTGAGCAGGCCCTCCTGTAGCTACTGTAGGCTCTTTAACTTTTTGTTCTTGTTCTAATGGAGTTTCTGGAACTTTAGCACTTTCTTTCATTAATCCTGTTATCATTGGTGTGGATTCTTTACTAGGATTTCCCGACATGTTTCCATATTCAGTCATTAACTGACTAAAATTAACATCTTTCATAGCATTTAATAAATCACTGACAATTAAAGGTCTAGACACATTTCCTTCCATTGGTGTAGTAGGAGTTGTTCTGACATTTTCTGTCATCATTTGTGTTATTAGTTGGTCTGTTACTGGTAATGC